AAGCGCCTGCTGACCCCTGCCGGGGCTGATATTTGGAACCTGACTTACGGCGCGGGGCTTGGGCAATTCGTTGGGCAACCACTCGACTTGACCGCGCTGCAAAATGCCGTGCGGGCGCAGATATTCCAGGAGGCCAGCGTGGCGCAACTGCCTGAGCCGACCGTGAGCGCCACCAGCAACCCGGATGGCACGGTGCTGATGAACATTGCCTATGTGGATGCGGCCACCGGGCGGAGCCAAACCTTTTCGTTTTCGGTGGGCCAGTAAATGCAACTTAACCTGCTGACCAAGGACCAGATTGTTAGCGCGATGGGTGCGGCGGTGCAGAGCGCCGCGAGTGCCGCGGGGCTGACAATCCCTCTTGCCGAAGGTAGCCCCATCCTGGCGATTCTCAATGCTGTGGCCGGGGCGTATCTCTGGCTGCAATGGCTGGCGCTGAAGGTGTTGAGCGCGGCCCGGCTGAGCACGAGCACGGGCGCGGACGTGGATACTTTCGTGAATCAATTCGGGTGCTACCGGCTGGCTGGCGCCGGCGCGAGCGGGATGGCGACCTTCAGCCGATACCTGACCACGAGCAGCGCGATTATCCCGGTTGGTACAATCGTGAAAACCACTGATGGCACGCAGAGTTTTACCGTGCTGGCAGATTCCACGAATGCGGCATGGATGGGCACGAGTACCAATTACCCGAACGGGTACTTCCAGATTGCGGCGGGCGTGGCAAGTCTTGCAGTGACTGTGCAGAACACGGTAGCCGGGACTGCCGGCAACGTGCTGGCCGGCGCGATAGGGCTGATTGCCAGCGTGCTCCCCGGCGTGGATACCGTGACGAACGCCGCGGCATTCACGAACGGTTTGAACGCCGAGAGCGACGCGGCGCTGCAAGCGCGCTTCGGGCTGTATCTGCCGGCGCTTGCCAAGGCTACGCCCGTGGCAATGGAAAGCGCGGTGCTTGCCGTTTCGCAAAACCTTACATGCGCCGTGCTGAACAACGTGATGACGATAGGCGGCGCCGAGGCTTCAGGCTTCTTCGTGGTGGCGGTGGATGATGGAAGCGGCGCGACGCCGAGCGCGACGCTGAGCGCGGTGGGGAGCGCGGTGGCGGCGACGCAGGCGCTTGGCACCACGGGATTCACTGTGCAGGCCACGGTCATTATCGCAACCGTTGTTTTGACAATTCAGTGCGCCAGCTCGGTGCTGCACGCGGCGACCGTCCCGCTGGTGCAGGCGGCGATTCAGAATTTCATTGCCGCCCTGCCGGTGGCGACGAGCAGCAATGCGGCTGGCCTGCCGTACTGGCGCCTTGGGCAACTCGCTTTTGACGCCAGCCCGAACGTGCAGAGCGTTAGCGGTGTGCTGCTGAATGGTGGCACGAGCGACATAGGCGGCACGCCGGGAACGGTTGTTCGGCTTGGCAGCGTGACGGTGAATTAGCATGGTGCCGATCCGAGACATTGTGCCGCAGGGGTGCGAGATAGCCGGGATGCAATGGGGCTTGCAGCGCACCGATATTGACGATCCGCTGGATTGCCCGGTGCTGCTGCACCGCAAGGTGGCGATGCCATGCAATACCCATGTGCGCGGGCCGACCTGCCTTTGCTCACCCGTGATTGCGACTGAGGGTGAGGTTGCCAGCGCATCCTTCCGCGACAAGCCGGATTACCTTGGGGTGCCGAACTGATGGCTACAGGCGATCAAGCGGATTTCACCGGCCGGCTGTTGCGCCTGCTGCCGAAAGGCTGGTTTCCCAGCGCCGCGCCAGTGCTGCAATCCGTGTTGCAGGGACCGGCAATGGCACTCGCGGCGATTTACGCCATGCTGGCATTCGTGAAGGCGCAGACCCGAATCCAGACCAGCCAAGGCGCCTTCCTCGACATGGCGGCGGCAGATTATTTTGGCGTGAACGGATTGCCACGCCTGGCCTATGAGCAGGACGCGGCCTATGCGGATCGCATCGAGTTCAACCTGACGGCGCCGCGTGGCACGCGCGAGGGCATGATTGGGATGCTCCAGCAACTTACCGGCACGGCGCCGGTGATCTTTTGCCCTACGAATCCCGGCGACACTGGCGGACTGGCTACTCCGGGGAATTGGGGTAACGGTACGAGTGTGTTTGCGCTGGCGGGTGTGGGGAGCGCGGGCGCGGGCGGGCTGGGTAGCCTCGCCATGCCGGCGCAAACGCTGATTACCGTTACGCTGCCATCAACCGGACTTGCCGTCTATGCCGGATATTCCGGGCTTGCCACGCCGGCGAACTTTTCCGCCGGTGGTGGCGGTGGCCTTGCCACGCCCACGAACTTTGACGCCGGGGCGGGCAACTTTGGGCTGGCCGATTTGGGCGACGTGCCGGGGCTGGTTGATGCCGCGCTGATCTACAAACAGGTGGATGAGTGGACGGCGGCGGGCTGCATTTCCTGGGTGAAAATAATCTAACAAGGGGTTTGTGATGAATCGGATTTTCTTTGGAGTCGGGCAGATACCGCAGGATACCGACCTGCTATCCATTCAGAAGAACGCGATGATTGGTATTGGCGCGCTGGCGGAGTCGATTCTTGGGCAGAATACGGTGGCCTATGGCCTGGCCTGCACGGCGCTTGCCAGCGGGGTTGTAACGGGCAGCGCATTTGCGGTGCAGATCGGGCGCGGGTTTATCCATGCCTATGAGGAAACCGATGCGACGGCGATGGGAAACCTGGCAGCCGACACGGCCACCAGCATTGTGAAGACCGGCATCAACCTGAGCAGCACGAACCTTGGGCTTGCGAATGCCGCGCCGGCGACGGCGGGACAATCCATTAACTATCTGATTTACGCTTCGTTTTCCGAGGTTGACGGATCGAGTTCGGTGGTGCCTTACGTTAATTCGGCAAGCACGCCAACTGTGCCGTTGCCGCCGCTTGCCGTGACGCAAAACAACATTCGGGCAGAGACGGTATCTCTCGGCGTGCTGGGCGGCACCGCGGCGGCAACTGGCACGCAGGCCACGCCGGCCGCGCCAACAGGGTGCGTGCCGCTGTATGTTGTGACGGTGACGAACGGGCAAAGCCAAGTGGCCGGCGGCAATATCTCCGTGGCGCCAGGTGCGCCGTTCCTGCAATTCCAGTTGCCCAGCCTGACGCCGGCCGCATGGGCGCCGCCGCGGAACCTGCACGCCGCTGTGACTACGGCCGGGGCAACGGCTACGTGGACAGCCGATGAGGTAAGCGTTGAAACCGCGCTTGGTGGCAAGGTTTATGTGATTCCAAATTTCAGCGCGGCGCTTAATCTGGCGACCACGGGCGCGGGTGGTATGGACACGGGCAGCGCGCCGGTTTCCGGCTTCGTTGCGGTTTACGCGATCTACAACCCGATCAGCGGTGCCTATGCCCTGCTGGGTGTGAACGCCACGAGCGCGGTAGCCCCGGAGGTTTACGGCGGCGCCAATATGCCATCCGGCTACACGGCTTCCAGCCTTATCAGCGTGTGGCCGACGAATTCGAGCGGGCAACTGGTTCCTGGTATTCAGATGAATCGAAAAGTGTTGCTGGCGCTAACGAGCATTTTCACCACAACTTCTTCGGTCACTTCCTTGACCGCGCTGACAATAACAAGCATTCCGCTGAATGCGACAAGCTTTTCAGGCGAGGTTAATATCGCGGGCAATAGCGGCGCCGCCTGCGATTTCACATTGGCGATGACTTCGGCCGGGATCGGCGCGCTTCTTGTGGGATTTACAATGGCTTCCTCGGTGGCGAATCTTGGTTACGCGTGGACGAATTATCCAATCGTGCGCGGCACGCGCCAGGTCTACTTTTCGATGCTTGGATTGGACGGCACGCCGACTTCCTACATCGCCTGCAGCGGGTACGAGTTCTGAGGATATAAGCACGGCAAAATTGTTGTTGCGCTCAACCGTTAGTTGTACTAATGAGAGGTTAGATGAACGGAATAGAAATCGGGCCTTTTATCCAGATGCAGCGCGACGTGAGCCGATTGGAGGAGCGTGTATCGAATTTGCAGGAGGACGTGAAGGCCGTCCGCACTGATCTACTGACGCATGCCGAAAAGGCCGCCAGTAATTTTGATAATCTGTCAAAAGACATGCAGGAAATTAAGAATGTTCTGCTGGTTCGACAGACCATGATGGGGATGCTCCGGCTGGGGTGGGCCGGGATATGGGCGCTTGTTATCGCATTCGTTACCCTGCTGGCGGGCTGGCTAAGCGGCGCAAGTGGCTGGATACGACTGCATTTTTTTCACTAACAAATGAGAGAGGAGAGACTACATGGCTGACCCTGTTGCAACTGCGAAGGCCGACGTGACGGCAACCGTTAAGAAAGACGTTTCATTCTTTGAATCGAACCCGAGGGCGACGGCCATCGGTTCGGCGGTGGCCGGCGCGATTCTGGCGCTGCTGGCGGCGCATTTCCTGCATCTGCCGGTCTAATGCGCGATTGGTTCGCCGCTCTGGTGATGGGGCCTGATGGGAAGCCTGATGAACAGGCTTGCATCAGCATTGCCGGGGCGGCGACCTTTTTGGGGCTTGAGATTTACAATGTGGTTCATCTGCATCTGCCATTCGATGCGCAGTCCTTTGGGATTGGCTTTGGTGCGGTGATGGCGGCGACCGGGGCTGGTCTCGGCCTGCGCGCCCGATGGGGAGCAAAGCAATGACGCATTGGCTGATATGGCTGTTTCCGATTCTTGCTGCCGTGGTGTGGCGCTTGGGCGGCGGCGCGCTGACCACATTGACGGGATTTTCGCTGGGCACGGATTTTGCCCGCGCGCTGCGCGCCAGCCTCGCCCTGATCTTCGTCCTGAAATTCGGATGGTTCGGCTTACTTCTGGTGCCCGCGCTGTTTCTCGGCACCGTGATTGGCGGCTGGGGCGCGTTCGAGGCGATGGGGCTGAATTGGCTTGGATTTGAACCGGAAAATTCATGGGAAGGCCGGTTGCCGAAGTTGCTTGGTTTTAAGCCCGGCGATTTCTGGTTTGACTTTTTCGGCATGGCCGAGGCGGGAACGCTTTGCATGATGCCTTTGGCTTTTGCCGACTCTTGCCTCGCGCAGCGCCCGGAATACCTACTACTTCTCATCGGCCTTGGCTTCGCGCCTTGCTATGCGCTGGCTCGGGTCATTCCCTGGAAAATTCCGCGCTTCGCCACCGGGCAGGATTGGGGTGAGGTTTTTGTTGGCGCCATGCTGGGCGCCGTATTCGCATGGAGCGTGACATGCTGAAAACATTGCTTTCCGGCGCGGGTAGCCTTGTTACCGGGCTTGTTCCTGGGCTCGGTATCGCGCTGAAAGTCGGGCCTTGGGTGGTGATCGCGCTGCTCGCGGCTTTCGCCTGGTATCAGCACACCGAATTGCAGCGCGACGCCGAAACCATCCGGGCCGATGCTGCGACGTGCGCGGCCGAACGTGCAGCGGACGCGAACAAGCTGACCGCGGCGGCCGATGCACAGATTGCCGCGCAGCGTTCGGCGCTCAATGCCGCGCAGGCCGCGCTCAGCCAGGCCACACAGGCGGCGCAGGTTGCCGGGGCTTCCATACGCCAGGGCATAGCCGTGCAGGCCACGCAGGCCGGGCAGGATGGCCCGCTTGCGCCGGTTTTCCAGAGCGCGCTCGCCGGCCTGCGCGCACAGTTTGGAGGCACGCCATGAGGACTCGAATCGGATGGGTGTTTTTCGTTGGCGCCGTGTGTCTCGCCGGCATGTGGCTTTCCGGGTGCGCGGCCGCACCGCAGATTGAAACGGTGGTGCAAACCAAAGTGGTAACGCCTGACGTGCCGGCCGCGCTGCTGACGTGCCAGGCCATGCCGCCGATCCCCGCGATGCAGATGCAAAGCCAAGCGGCCGACCTGTTGGTGCAGGCTTACGAGGCCGGATGGGATTGCGCGGACCACTTGGCGGCGGTGAAGCAGGCGCTTGCGGCTCCTGCGGCGGCGAAGTAACCGCATGGCGCAAAAACCCCTTTCACGAGAACTCGCGTATCAGGCTGTCGTCGCGCTATCCGCCACCGGCGGCAATGCCGTAAAGGCGGCGGAGGCGTTGAGGATCAGTTGCGGAACATTCAGAAACCGGATTCGTGTTGCCAAAACGCGGTATGGCTTACGGCCAAAGTTGCCGGAAAAGCCGGTTGTTACGCCGCCTGAAGCGCCGCCGTCCGCACCGGAAAAAGATGCTTTGGAGCAGCGGCGCGAGGCCAGCGCCGCCGCCGGGCTTCGCGCTCGCGTAAAGGAACTTGAGGAGCGCCTGATTGCCGAGCAGGACCGGGCCGACGCGATGCAGGCATTGCAGCGTGCGCGCGTGGAGCCGGCGCATTGGCTGGCCGCGCCGAACATCGCCGGGCAACTTAGCCTGACGCCAATGCTGTTCACCAGCGATTTCCAGTGCGGCGAATCAATCAGCCTGGATGAGATGGACGGAATCAACGAATACAACGGCCATCTTTTCTGCGAGCGTTACCAGCGAATGATCGACAAGACGATCATGTTGGCGGAACAGAACACCGGAGCCACAGAATTTCCCGGCATCATCTATCTGCGGGGTGGCGATGCGGTGAGCGGTGAGATCCACGCCGAGCTTGCCGAAACGAATGACCTTTCGGCGGTGCCTGCGGCCAAGCTGGTTTTCCAGCAGGAACGCGAGGGGATTGCTCGGCTGCGTGATAAGTTTGGCCGCGTGAGGGTGATTTCTCTGCCAGGGAATCATGGCAGGACCACCTTCAAGCCGCACGCAAAAAGCTATGCGCTGCGGAATATCGAAACGCTGATCTCCTGGTGGCTGCAGCAGGATTTGGATGGCGACCCCAATGTGCAATTCTGGACTCCGATGAGCGCCGACGCGCTTTTCGACGTTGAAGGCTGGAATTGCCTGCTCAGCCACGGCGACCGGATGGGCAGCCGGGGCGGGACCGGGTTTATCGGCCCAGCCGCCACGATTGCCAGGGGCCATCAAAAGCTGTTCCAGAATTGGACCGCGACCGGGCAGCGAGTCGACGTTATTCTCACGGGCCACCTGCACACGAGCCTGAAGCTGGAGCGCGGCTACGCCAACGGGAGTTTGGCCGGGTACAATGAATATGCCCGCGACCTTCGTTGCCTGCCAGACGCGGCGAAGCAATGGCTTTTCTTCATGCACCGGGAGACGATGGTGAGCCATGCTTTCGAGTTGCAGCTTTCCCCCAAGCCGCGCCGCGCCGTGATGGACCGGAGCGACACCTGATGCCGCGGGCCGCGCGCAAGCCTCCGGTTGATATGATTCGAGACGCGGCAATCACCGCGCTTGGCGCCGAGGCGGTGCAGGCCGGCGCGCTGGTGGCGGCAATCATCTACGAGACTGCGGACGGGCGCATTGCCGCCGTTTCGCATGACGGAACAAAAAGCACGGTGCATGGCCTGCTGCTGCGCGCCTGCAAGGCAGAGAAGGTTGAGGTATCGGCATGAGCAGGCGAGGAATGATTGTAGGTTTTATCGGTTACAAAGGCTGCGGCAAAAGCACGGCAGCCAGACTCCTTGTTGAACGCCACGGTTTCATTCGGACGCGCTTTGCAGAGCCTTTGAAAAAAATGCTGCTGGCGCTTGGTTGCACACCTGATGAGGTTGATGGCGACTTGAAGGAAACGCCATGCGCGGCACTGAATGGCCGCACGCCACGCCACGCCATGCAGACGCTTGGCACGGAATGGGGCCGCGAGATGATCTCGCAAACACTCTGGCTCGACGCCTGGTGCCGCGCCGTTGAAGGTGTTGACCGAGTAGTGGTGGACGATTGCCGATTCCCAAACGAGGCGTCGCTGATACGCGAGCGCGGCGGAATAATCGTTGAGGTAAAGCGCGATGGCGCCGGCGATGGCCGCGACGGGCACGCAAGCGAGGCTTATGTATCTGCGATGCGCCCGGAAATCATTCTATCAAACAACGGTTCGATTGAGGAGTTGGCGGCGAATCTTTGGTTGATCGGAGAGATGCGCTGTCCGTAATTCAAGGTCTTCTTTTCTTCGTTGCGGTATTTGCCCAAGTGTTCCTGCTCGGCGTGCAATCCCGCAACGTCAACACCGGCAAGTACGCAGCGGCGGCGGCCACAGCGTTCCTGATCGGCGTGGCGCAGCTTTTCGTGGTGCGCGGGCTGGCGCTCTCGAATCCATGGGATGCGTTCTGCCTTACCAGCGTGGCAGGGCCGAGTGCGATTGTTAGCGCGATGTGGCTACACGCCAAGGTATTCAATTTGAAAGGTTGATGAGCTTATGAAAAAAATTCTGATTATAGCTGGCGCGGTGGCTTTGGTTGCCGGTGGTGTTGCTGTTATGCTCTGCCGCTTGGGCGCCGCGACTGGCTGATATGTTGAAGCGGGGTATCCTCCCGCCGCGCCGTTTGCAACCGGCTCTTGCAAGAAACGGACTTTTCGCCGCTGGCGCTTGCCACACCTGCCGGATCTTCCCCGGTTGACCTGAAACCCTTGTTCCGGCCGGGACGCCACTTCCCCGGATACTCTCGCGCTATGGGCGGCGCATCTGGCGGTTTTCTGCCTCGCGGAACGATTCACTCTCTAACAAAACACGGAGGACGGCGCAATGGCGATTGGTAATTTCGACGCCTGCATTGATTTTACGTTGAAGCAGGAAGGCGGCTATTCGACGGACCAGGGCGATCCTGGCAACTGGACCGGCGGCGCCGTTGGTTCCGGCACATTCGGCGGAACGAATTTCGGCATTAGCGCGGCGGCATATCCCACGCTGGACATCAAAAATCTCACGCGCGAGGCGGCCGAGGCGATCTACCAGCGCGATTACTGGCAGAAACTTGGATGCGCCAGCTTGGCCGCCGGCGTTGACCTGGTGGTGCAAGACTTTGGCGTGAACGCCGGCGTGTCGCGCAGCACGAAGACCCTCCAAGGGATTGTCGGCGTGGTGCAGGACGGCGACGTAGGCCCGGCAACGATCGACGCCGCCGGCAAGATACCGGCCGCGCAACTCATCGGCCTGCTGACTGCGGCGCATGAGCATTTCTACGACACCATGCGGGATGCGCCACGGTATGCCGCCGCGCTGGATGGCCGGGCCGAGCGCGCCAAGACCGCGGCCCTTGCGATGCTGCCTTCCGCATAGCATTTGCATATTTTCCGCTAAAAATGCAGCAAGCCCCCGGTGATGAGCCGGGGGCTTTTTTGATTCGTGTTGTTCAGTGATTTGGACGGGACCGCCGCAAGCTACTGCACGGATATGTGTGGCGCGAACGCCGGTTTATGCTTTGGTATGTGACGCGCCGGACCCGACACCTCGTAAACATAAGAACCGCGCGCCCGGC